GTCATAGTTATCCTATCTCAACTAGTTGGTCAATAAAGTCTGATGCTGTGTTGAAGGTTGTGAAGAACCTTACGTATACATCATAATTGTAAATGTGTTGCGCAACAAGTAACACATGTCTGTCATCAAATACGGAAACCTTAAACCTCCAGTCGCCTCTACGGACTGTAGTAAAAGTTACCATGTTGGGGAAGTGTTTTTTGTTCGCCATAATATTATTTATGACGAAGGGGGGACTAAGTCCCCCTAAATTTCACTTTTTGGTTGGAGGTGGTGGCGTCTTGCCATTCACCCAGTCCCAATCATCATCAGTCATTGGAATCCAGTTGTTCATAATGAATATCCTTTCTTAGTTGAGTATTGTCTTGTCCAGTAATCTACATCGCATGCAGATTGAGGGTTCTTGGATAAGATGTACTCTTCTAGTTGGGACTTTTGCTCAAATAACTTGGATAGTTTTTTGAGCAAGTTCTTCATTTTACTTTACCTTTCTTGTAAAGTCTGAACGCATGAATACCTTCTCCTAACCCGAGAACAACATTCTTAAAGTGTTTCAGCAGTTTTGTCATATGCATCCTCTCTTAAGAATTGCTTTCCCTTTCCTGCTTTTACTGGAACTTTCTTTGGCTTTGGTTGCTCTGGAATCAAACGCTCCAATGCAATCTTCAACATGCCGTTGAATAGTTCTGCGTCTTTAACTTCAATTTGATCATTGAGTGCGAACGCACGAGTAAAGGCTCGGTTAGCGATTCCTTTGAACAAGAAGTTGTCTTCTGTTTCACTGGATACATTACCTTTGACAACTAGCTTACCACCATCAATCTCGATGTCAATTTCGTTCTGACCGAAGCCAGCAACTGCCATCTCAATCACGTAGTGAGTCTCGTCAACCTTACGAATGTTATATGGGGGATAGTTTGGAATGTTTTTGGTAATGTCATCGTGCAGCTTTTGCATCTTCACGATCTGGTCATCGAAACCAACAAAGAACTTGTCAAAGTCTTTGAACGAATCACCGAAAACTTGTGGAATGAACTTAGTCATGTGCATCTCCTTACTGTTTCGCAAATGCTTTCTTCGCATCAAAGGTGTATGCTGCCATACCCATTGTAGTGAAGAAGTCATAATACGATTTCGCTACATTCTTCGCAAAGGAAGTCTGTGCAGAAATAAAAGTATTGAGAGGCTTTTTAAGTTCTTCGTTTTTGACGTATGTCTCAACGAATTTAGATTTGACACTTTGGAACGTGTCGATGGATGTATTGATGTTACTCAACATAGTTTTCTCCTATTAAGCGAGTTATAAAAATTGCTACCCCGAAGGCATAGCGTTGTCCTTGGTTTGTTTATCCAGTGCCAAGGCAGCTGGGTGACGCCTGTTGTTGCCTGTGTACGTCAAACAGGTCCCAAGGTAGTGGGACGAATTCTTTGAAGGTGTTTAACAAGGTTACCTCCAACCTTGTTCCCATCCCGATTGGGACTTGAAACTATTTAGGCAGCAGGTGCTGGTGCAGGGGCAGCAGCTTGAACCTGTGCACTACCTTGTTGCTGAATCTTATTGATCAACTGGAAAATTTGATCAAATGGGTGCTTACCCAATGAACCCAAAATAGCATTGACTTCATCGATGGTCAGTTCAAGTTTGATAATTTGTTGTGCTTGCTCGGACATAATATCTCCAAAATTAAAAATGATGTTTACTTCTTCTTGCCAATATTGTATTTAGGCACTAATTCCCACTCTTCCTTCTCTTTGTGGCTAACCACTTTGATCTGAGAGAGCGATGCTTTTGGTTCAGCTTTAGATGCTTCCACAATCTTCAGCAGTCCCCAATCTTGCAACAATCCACTGATGGTGTTTCTACGTTCTACATCATTGGATGTTATGTTACTTTCTTTACCGTCCAAGGCAAATAGTTCTTTGAAATGGACGATGTAGTATCTACCCTGCTTGTGTAGAATATGGCAGGACTGATACAACTTACGGTCTTTTCTGGATGCGATCCCGATGCGGGTCAGAGTCTCACGGACTTTCAGGAAGTTGTCTGGTTCCTGAAGTGTGACTTCGAGCATGGATTCTGGCTTCCAGTCATAATAGATCATTTCGACGGTCATCTTTTACCACCTATTTTTAGCTTTTCTTCAATGGTTTTCAACTGCTCTTCAGACAAAACTGAGAGAGCTTGTTTCGCTTTATCACTGGAATAATTATAGAATTCCATGACCATGG